CCCCCCCCCAGCGGAACAATCAGAGAAAAAGAAAATAAAATATCTCCAGCCAATCCGTCACCTGATCACAAAAGAACGGAAAACCCAAGCCGCAAGAACAAAATTGCCGGCCGACGGGGTAAATCGTCATAAGACCTGCGACATATGCGGCAAGGGGTTTGTGGATAAAAGCCGTACAAACAGTAGAAAAATTTGCGATAAGGCATCATGCAAGCATGAACAGAAGAAAAAATACCAGAGGAATTGGATGCGGGAAAAACACGGCACAAAGAATCCGCGTATCAAAGACGAACCGAAAACGATTCTACCGGCCGGCAATCCTGCAGACCCAAGTCTGACCAACGAGCAAAGACTGAAACTGAAAGCAAATCGGGAAGATGTTTTAAGGACGATCAATAAACGGCTAGAAGCAACTGGAAACTGAACAGAAAGGTGTAATAAAAATTATGAACGGTAAAAATGAAATCAGCATATTGAAGATGGTGGACGTAATTCCGACGCCGGACAATCCCCGGCACATCATAACGAACGATCTAAAGGTTAAGGAGCTGGCAGGAAGCATCCTGAAAAACGGATTGCTTTCTCCGATAATCTGCCGACCACATCCAAAGCAGAAAGGTAAATATGATCTGCGCGCCGGCGTTCGACGATACCTGGCCCACCAGACACTGGGATTGCCGGAAATCATGGCAATCGTTCGGGACATGGACGACAAAACGGCAATGGAAATAACCGTCCTTGAGAATCTACAGCGAGAAAATCTGACGCCGTTAGAGGAAGCACGAGGAATCCAAGCACTGATGAAAATCGGAAAGGACATTAAAATCATAGCGGCCGAGATCGGAAAGCATCCGGTATGGGTTATCCGCCGGGCCAAGCTGACCAACCTTAGCCCGAAATGGATTAAGGCGATTGAGGATCCGACGCATGAGCTTTATGGGCTGTCGGCGGCTTTCCTGGATTTGATCGCACGGTTTGACCACATGATTCAGGACAGTCTTCTGAATGATGTCTGGGAAATCAAAAATTGCGAAACCGTAAAAGAGTTTGAAAAGCAGTTGGCCGGTTTTACGCGCCGCTTAAAACTTGCTCCATGGAAAATGGACAATGCGGTCTTGGTTGCCAAGTCCGGAGCCTGTGACAAATGCATTAAGCGATCGAGCCATCAGCCGGGCCTCTTTGATGATGACCTGGATCCGGAAAAAATCAAGAAGGACGACACCTGCCTGGATAAAGATTGCTGGGCCGAAAAGATGAAGGCCTGGCTGGCGATTCGGGAAGCCGACTTACGCAAGGAGCATCCGGGTTTGATCAGGGTTGCGACCGAATATTGTAACACCGAGTTAAAAGAAGTCCTGCGCAAATACGATTACGAGAAGGTTAAGAAGTCAGAACCCGGCGCGAAGCCGGCTGTCATTGTCCATGGAACCGGCGAAGGACAGTTGATCTGGATTAAGCCGAATAATGACACCAGAATCAACAGGGGACGCGAGATAGGCGAGGACGGAAAAGTTAAGCCATTAAGCCTGAAAGAAAAACGGGAACAATTACGAAAGCGACGAGTGGCATGGGTGCTGACTGAATTACAACAATTGATCGAAAAGACAAAAAAGGCTCCCAAAATTCCGCTTGAACATTTTGCGGCCTTGACGGCGGCCTTTGGTGCAAGCGCTGACTGGGACGTGGTCGAGGACAACCGTAGTTGGAATTTAGTTAACCAAATATTGGCTGGCAAGGAATCTGTCAATGATCACGTCTGGAAGGCTGTGTCTGGACCTCTCGGTGACATTCTGGTGTTTCATACAGCATCCGATATTAACAAAGACCACGAACTATCGGCCACAAATATTGCGGCGATTTTAGGTCTTAAGTTTGACGACCTGTTGGCCCAGGCAGCAAAAGAAATCCCGGAGCCGAAGTCATGGACGGCCGAGAAGAAGGAAAACAAAACCATATGTTGCGGCGACGGCTGCACTACATGGGTCAAAGAGGGGCAAACCCTCTGCGAACGCTGCAAGAAAAAATCAAAAGGCAAGGCAGTTAATGAAAAGGGAAAAGAAAAGATTTAAGCGCGGTATCTGCAGGGCTTGCGGTTGCGGCGATTTCACGCCGTGCATTGACAGGTATGGCCAGACATGTTCCTGGGCGAACAGAACGCATACCCTCTGTTCGTTCTGTGCGCGCCGGCGCGCGTCTTTTCGCTCAAAAACCTGATTTTTGCCTAACGCGATTTTTTGAGATTTAATTATGGACATTCCTACTACTCATCCATCTTTGCTTAAAGCCGAGGATAACCAACTCAAACTTTTTACCTCTGATCAGATGCCGGCGGAGCTTTTTGCCGAACAAGAATCACGCACGAATCCAGAGTTTACCGGCGCGCGTCTTTTCGCTCAAAAACCTGATACCTATAAAGCTATCGTAGCTTTATCTGCTGAGGGCCTGGGCGCAATAAGGATAGCTGAAATACTACATGTAAGTTCAAACACCGTTCTGGCGGTCCGGGCGCGTGAGCCTGAAAGTGTAGAGATAGAGAAAAAAAGGCTTGCAGGTTTATCGCGGGAAGCAGCCCGAATGTGCGTGGAAGGTATCCTTGAATTATTGGCAGATCCGGACCGCAGGAGGAAAGTTACCATCCGGGAATTTGGTATCACTAACGGAATCTTGGTTGAGAAAGCAGAGTTGCTGTCTGGTTCGCCGACGGCAAGGCTTCATACGATCATCACATCAGAAGATGAAGGTTATGAGCATTATCTGGCCGTCTTGGAGACGGAATACAAGCGGCGAATGGGTTTGCGGGCGGGAAAAGATGAACAAAAAGAGGAGCCGCGGTCCCTGAAAAGCATGGATTCGGCGCCGATCAGGAAGCCGATCGCGCTCCTGGAAGCGCCGAAGGAACACTTGGCCATGCCGACGATCGCCACGCCTGGGGCAAATGAAGCGGTAGGGCAGACGCCCCACCGGCATGACGAAACCCGCATAAACATTGATCAGAATGAAGAGGGCAAAAGCGAATCCAACATTATGTCTCCTAACAATTTTAACAAATCTAACTCAAGTAAATGAATATCAGTATGTTACAACTCAAATCAGAAAACGCGAAAGCGGGACATACGGTAGATTATGCGACGTTACAACAGAATGATGGACAAGTCATGTATAGGGATACAGGGAAGACAGTCAATGGCAAGGTAGAGGTACTGGAAGCACACAGTAGACGTGGACTCATGAACGCACTGCCCAGCGCAAGCAAGGACACGAACGTCCTGATCTACTCATGCAAACGCGTTGATAAAGGGGGGGGGGGGGATATTGAAGGCGCGCGGGGGTGTGAAAAGCATCAATCCATTCTCGCTACACAAAATTTTTAACAAAAGGAGGACCAGATGAAAGCAACACAGTTCAATGTGCACGAAGCCGAAGTGATAAAGAGTCTTGGATTGAGCAGAGAAACTGTCGTAAAATTACGCGCCGATAACTTATCCCCGGGCAAAGACTTCGCCCAGATCGGCCGTGAGATCTGTTACGCGCCATCCGGTATCGAGAAGATCCGGGTTATCCTTAAAAAAAGCGCGGTATCACCCGACGCCCAAGGGACTATAGGGAACAAACCGCCTGGCGTAACCCTGGGCGACGTGGCACTCTTGAATATCAAGCCAGGGGCCGCCCCCCTTCGCCCGGATGCTACGGCGGGACAAGCCGGTTCTGACCAACCCACTGTCATTCTGGACGCCGTGGTAACGAAAATTTATCCGCATAACCCGCAATATCTTGAGGCGTTGCTTGGCGGCCAGACGATAACGATCCGGGTGAATCATAATGCCAATTTCATTCCGGGCATGATGATCCCATCCCGGACATTGACCAGAAAAAACGCGCATTCATTCACCTTTGTTGGGCGGTGCCCCCGGGCCCGCGGGAGATGGTAAAAAAAACATGAAAAGAAACACGCCAACACATCCAAAATTGCTTCAACTGGCTTCGGAATTGAAAATTCGGAAGTATGCCGCCGCTGGGCTACTGGAACTTCTCTGGCACATGACAGCCCAGTTCGCGCCCGAGGGAGACGTCGGGAAGTTCCAGGACAGGGAGATCAGCCTTCAACTCGACTGGGGCGGTGATCCAACCAAATTGATCGCAGCATTGGTGAAGTGCCGATGGCTGGATCGGAACCCCAAGCACCGGTTAATAATTCATGACTGGTCAACCCACAGCGATGGCACTTGCGACAAGTATTTATCGGACTGCGGACGCATTTATGCAGATGGAAAACCACCCCGCCGAAAAGGGGAAAAACCGTTACTGAATGAGACTTCAGAAACGGAAAGTGACGACAAGACGCGACAAGTGACGACAAGTCGCAGGAAGTCGCGTCTTCCTAAGCCTATTCCCAAGCCTAAGCCTATTCCCAAGCCGTTGCCGTTGCCGAAGAGACCCGTCTCCGTCCAAGGGACTCCGCCGGGTACAACGACGACAACGGACTTGCTGGCGCAAGTTAAGAAATTTAAAGGCATCCGGACGGAGCTGGCAGAGTTGAAAGACGTGGATGTGGAAGAAACTTTTGAAGAATGGCCCACCGAAGCATGGGATCCGGCGACAGAAGATTTCAAGCGGGATTGGAAAAGCGCGAAATTACCGCCCTTGCCGCTGAAAGTTTTTCGCGGTTATCTGAAAATAGCGGCGAAAGAAAACACCCCTGGCGCCGGCGTTGGCGACGGAGGAAACCTACCCAGCGACACGGAGGAAGTCACTGAGAGAGCGTATCAGGCATTGGCTGATGCGAAAACACGCGCCGATGAGGCAAGGGCCGCAAAAACAAAGGGGGAACATGGACGGAAATGAAATTAAGGAGCGGTTGAATCAGAACGCCGAGATGGTTTGTGCCTACTTATTGCCCGCCGGTAAAAAAGACGGCGCCGAATGGATATGCGGCGACGTTGCAGGCACACCTGGACAAAGTCTAAGGATCCACTTAAGCGGCAGCAAGGTGGGATGGTGGGCAGACTTCCAGGCAATGGACCAGTACCGCGGACGCAACCTGCTTTCGCTCTGGATGGCGGTCCGGCGAGTAGATTTTAAGACGGCGTTGAAAGAGGCCGCAGAGTTTTTAGGGATCAAGGAAGACAGGGGCTGGCGGCGGGTAACTGGCCGGCCGACAGACGCCGGCCGACAGACGCCGGACCAGAATCGGACTGATCAGGTTGATCGGACGGATCAGAAGAACGTGCCGGCGTTGGCGGTGAATTTGGATCACGAATGGGTACCGTTGCGGAAGGACGGCAAGGTGTTCAAGTGGTTGACTGAGGAACGAAAAATACCCGCAGCGATTCTTGAGCTTTACCGCGTCGGAGAAAACAAGGATGGGACGTGCGTAGTGTTTCCGTTTTATACAGCGGACGGGAAGTTAAACAGTATTAAATTCAGAAATATCAAGGACAAGAAAAAGATGTGGGTCGCGCCAAAATTAGCACCGAAAATGTTGTTCGGTCTCCAGGCGATCGGGGATCTCCAGGAGGATTTATTCATCACGGAAGGCGAGATAGACGCAATGACCATGGCGGCCTATGGATACCCGGCGGTCAGCGTGCCCTTTGGCGCGAAGTGGCCGGGGAAGGATGGTAATGACCCGAATACGGAATGGATTAAACATGATTTTGAATGGATGGAGAAATTCGTCGAAGTTTATTTGTGCCTGGATGCGGATGAGGACGGACAAAAAGCGACCAATGCACTTGTGCCGCGTATAGGCCGGGAAAGATGCCGGATATTGGATTATCCTGCCGGCAAAAAAGACGCGAACGAATGCCTGATTGCCGGCATGGATGAACGCGAATTCCTGAAATTCATGAACACGGCGCGCAATCTGGACCCGGAGGAATTACTTAAACCTTCAGAGATTGAGCAGGATATTTGGTTTGAATTTTATCCCGACCAGAACGACAAGAAACGTCTGGGCGATCCGACCCCATGGGAAGCGCTGTCTTTCACTTTCAACCCCAGCGAATTGACAATCTGGCATGGATACAGCGGCCACGGGAAAACCATTCTACTGAATCATGTGATGCTGGTATTCGCCACGCTTGGAAAAAGCAGTTGCATAGCCAGCCTTGAATTTCCGGCGCGGAAGACGTTCAAGAATCTGGCACGGCAGGCGATGGGGAAGGGGAAACCGAAAGACGCGGAGGAACTGCACGGGGTTATCAAGTGGATGGATAATTATTTCTGGCTTTACGCGCACATCGGGGAAACGACGTTGGACGACACTTTGTATGTTTTTAAGTACGTCGCAAAAAAATATGGCGTCCAACATTTCATATTGGATTCACTGATGATGCTGACGGACATCGGCAGCGAGGAATACGACAAGCAGAAGTTTGTGGTTTTGCGATTGAAGGATTTTGCGCGTGAAAACAACGCGCACGTGCATTTGGTGGCGCACAGTAAAAAACCGGACAGCAAGCACGACCCGGATAAATATCCCCCGAGAAAATACGACATATCCGGATCCGGCAACATCTCAAACGTGGCGGACAACGTGATCTGCGTCTGGCGCAACAAGGAGAAGGAACTGCAAATTGCGGCGGCCTACGATCTGGACAAAGCCGGGTTGGAACAGGAGGCCGATAATCTGCGCGCAAAATATATCAACCGAGAAGATGCGCGATTCATCATCCAGAAAAACCGGGAGACCGGAGAAGAAGTTACCCGGCGATTGTGGTTTGACAAGGGCATGGAGGGAAGTTGGCAGTATTTTGATGAGGCTACGCAACCGGTAGGGCCGGTAATTTATTACCGATAGAAACCCATTCGACGCGGCGCGGGAGCGCCTTGCTCAGGGCGATTTTGAGGACAAAATTGTGAGAAAGCCGGAAAACAGAGAGAAGTTTAAGACGGCCCTGGAAGCCATAATTAAATTCTATGGTCGCCGGGATATTCGGATGGTGGCTGAGGTTTTAGATGAGGAAACGCGGGTATTGAAAGCGAAGGTGACAGACCTGGCGGTACAACGGGAGATGAATCGGACGGATAAAATATGACAAGGGAACGATTACCAGACACACGAAAGTCCATCACACATAAGGCGGTGATTCTGACAACGGAGAACGACAAGCCGAAACGGGTGAAGTTTTATTTCACGGTAGGACTTTTTCCGGACGGCCGGCCGGGCGAGTTGTTCATTCACATGGATGAAGCCGGGTCCACACTGGACGGGATGGCGGACACGATCAGTATTTTGATCAGCATTTGCCTCCAGGAAGGAGTGCCGCTTACAAAACTGGTGGAGAAACTGGCCTGGCAACAATTCAATCCGCAGGGCATGACCGAGAATCCGGAGATGCGGATAGTCAAGAGCGTGGTGGATTATGTGATTCGGTGGATGGAAAAGGAGTTTATGTGACTAAGGCCGCAATCGGTATTTAAGGAAAAGACAGGAGGCGCCAAATCATGACAATAAGCGAGAAATCCCGATCCTGGGACAAGGTAATGACCTTCCTTGAGGATGACTCGGATTTAACCACAGAACAAATCCGTTCTGACCTAAAGGAAGAGGGGGTTGACGTGGATGCTTTCCTCAAGCGAGTGAGCGACACCGTGCGGAAAGGCATTCAATATCAAGGGAGGCTTAAAGCACAGGCAGAAAGAGATGCCTTTAAGGGACGATATTAGAAATTGGAAATTAGGAAGGAGGTGAAAAAGAATGAGAGAAATAAAAATTAAGGCTGTGTTGAATGGTTGGACGGTGCAGGTCGGATGTCAAACCGTGGTCTATATAAATCAAGGCGCACTTCTTAATGACCTCGGTGATTACATGAAGAATCCAAACGCCAAGGAAAAGGAATTTATTGATTCAGCAATCAATAAACGCTTGATGACAGAAGGATGTCTTCCGCCTGACGCAGTGGGAGCACACATTCCTGTAGCGAATTTTTGCGAACCGCGTTAAATGAATAAAATTGCCAACTCGGTGGATGGATAAAAAATTCAAATCAGAAAGGGGGTGAGAAGAATGATCAAATCGGAACATATAAACGATGCCTATGGAAACCCGGCCGGCGGAAATACATCCGGAATCGGCATTGCAATTGAGTGGCAGGCTGGACCTTTGGGACGTCATTTGCCGGAGTGTAAACCCGGCGATTGTGCCAGAGGATGCACACGAATGGAACCAAATGGCGCATTCGTTGAGGACGTGATTGAAGCGGCAGCGGATCGCATCCGCTACTACCAGAAATCGCGGTTTGTCGGCGAACATAACGCAAAGGCTCTTGGCCATCTGGAGGCGGCCCTGGCGGAATTGAAAGCCAGAACAGACGAGCGCGAAAAGCGGCAAGTTGAAGGAACACACGAGAAGTAATCGCCAGCGGGGGCGAGTCATAGACGTATGACAAGAATGGCTGATACCGGAGCCTTGCTCCAACATGCCGCACAATGCGGCGATAAAATCGGCCACCCCGCAGAATTTGGAAATATGCAAAAACAAAATAAGAAAGCCATACTACGCTCAAGAAGCTACGAAGGGCGATTTTATCAAATAAAATCGGAGGAACGATGAGAACAGCAGAACTTAAATTTAGATTTTCTTACGATGCCAGCATCGGGGAACACGTGATGCAGGTTTTTCTGCATTACGTCAGGAAGGACCAGGCCCTCGTCGAATTACGCGAGGATGTGACGGGTTTTAATCCGACCGATCCCTGGATGAAAGATACCACCAAAGGCACGGTACTTTGGGTGCCATTAACGGCGGTGCGGTTCACGGATTAAAATGAAGCCCATGCTTCGCCGATGCGGCTACGCAGGGCGATTTTGAAATAAAATCGGAGGAATAAATGCCACTGAGAAAATCAAAAGGTAATATGTATCCCTGGGTGACGCACACGCACGCGCACCTGGGCGGGGAATGTTTGCATAAATGCTCATACTGCTATGTGGATAATCCCAAGTTTGGCCGTCCGGAGAAGTTTTGCGGTCCGCTACGGTTAATGGAAGAAGAATTTGCCGTGAAGTACGGCCTTGCGCGAACAATTTTCATTGACCATTGCAATGATCTGTTTGCGGAGAATGTGCCGGGGGAATGGATCAGCCGGATCCTTGGTCATTGCGCCAGTTGGCCCTGGAATGAATATGTTTTTCAGACCAAGAACCCGGGAAGATACATTGATTTTCTCCTGGCGCTTCCAAAACGGTCCTTACTGGGATGCACGATTGAAACGAACCGGGATATTCCGGCGTCAATATCGCAAGCGCCTCGGCCGCAAGAACGCGCGTCTTACATGATGCAATTAAACGGGATCCGGCCGCTTTTCATAACTGTAGAACCGATTATGGATTTTGATGTTCCAGTTTTGGGCCAATGGCTGACGGAGATTGATCCGGATTTTGTCAATATCGGCGCGGATTCAAAAGGACATGGACTTCCAGAACCGTCGGCCGACAAGATCGGGGCATTGATTGACGTGCTGAATGCGGCGGGGATTGAGATAAAAGAAAAACACAACCTTGGGAGGTTATTGAAATGAAATATCGAATTATTAGAGATTCGTTTAGTGGATATGAGGCGCAATTCCGTCCACGCTGGTCGCCGTTTTGGTTTCAATGTTTTGGAACTAACACATCGAAGACAGTTAAGGGAGCGCGGGAAGTCTGTAAAACTCACGCCGACGGTGTTGTTGAATATTATGAACCGAAAATCACGTTCAAGGAACGGCCAACGCCGGCGAAATCTAAAACGCTTAAATGGTTCCCTGAAAAGCCAAACTGGCACGATAAAAGGAAATTTATTCGGGAAGTCAAACGTGTCCGCGATATGTTTTCTACAAGTGGACGACGGAATGCGCGCCGGCGATTGGCAAGGATGGAACAAAAACCAGTAACCGTTGGAGGGAAACATGGACACCGCGAAGATGATTGAAGTTATCGAGACCACACTATTACGGCGCGGGAACGGGAAAGAGATACCTGTTCGCGTCATAACACAGTATTGGGCGAAGGATGGGACGCTGTTGGCTGAATATGATCCGTCTCCCGATGCCGGCCGCAGCATTACATTGTTACAAGATGCGGTAGCGGCGCTGGGCGGATTGCAGAAATTGGATGAAGTGTGCCCGGATTTGACCCACGATCTTCGTGCTACGGTACCGGAGTTTCCCATAATGCCCTGGCGACAAAGAAGAATGATATGAGCAAAAATCATAAGAGATATTGGATAGCGCATTTTCGGACACTATGCGGATGCACCAAGAAGATGAAGATGTCCATGGATCATCATCCCACCCTGTATTTCGACGTCCCATTAAAAAATGAGTCTTTTCGATCTTTTATAAATCAGTGGCATACATATGTCTCATACGCGCCAATAATTGTCCGGCGATTCAAAATGATGCGCGGTAAAGGACTTCACCTGTATTACGAAGAGACAAGGGAAAAGACAGATGGGTAAAATTATCGGACATGCGAGGATACCGCCGCCGCGGTGGGAGGACATCCAGGCGGAAATGGCCATATCGGGGACCACGCGGGAAGTGGCCCTGGACAAACTTGTGCGGATGCGCGAGAAGACGCTTGAGGCGGAGAAGGCGGATCCATTGCGGAACGGATTTGAACCGCAGATATGGCACGTGTGCGACGCCTTGCTGGGGTTCCCGTTTTGCTATGACCGGCCGTTTCTCAAGCAATGCAAACTGCGATTGCCGGCCTGCCGTGAACAAAAGAACGATCGGGACGTGTGGGAAGTTTTCTGCGACCTGATGCGGAAATTCCTGCAATACGAACGCGCCGTCAAGATGCTGTTGATCCTGGGCGGCAACCGCGGGGCGAAATCGGAGTATGCGGCCAAACGGTCAATGATGCTGGCTTCCGAAAAAGAGAACGCGCGGATTTATGGCATGCACATGAGCGAGCCGCGCAGTAAGAAAGATCAACAACCGCTTTTCTGGAAATACATGCCGCCAGAATGGCAGGTTCAGATAGCGAGTTTAAAGGCGTATATCAAATACAAGGAGAAGACCGGGTTCGCGGAAAACGGTTTTATCCTGTTCAACGGCAGTTCAGGGAACTTTCTAAATTACATGCAAGTCAAGGATGTTGCCCTGCAGGGATTGGAAGCGGACCTGGTAGCCCCTGACGAATTAATCCCCGCGGATTGGATCCCCGACTTGGAATTGCGTTTAGCAACCAGATCCGGCAAAGGGATTTTAACCTTCACGCCAATTCACGGTTACACACCGACCGTCAAGATTTTTTGCGACAGTGCGACTGTGGTGAAAACCATTCCCGCGCATTTATGCCCGAGAGACGGCGGACCGCCCGATGAAGCACAAGCCCTAGATTTAACCCAAGAACAATACGACGAACTTTGGAAAGCCGTGGATCAACACAGGGCGCCGTTGGCACCCCAAAGCCAGCCGGAGGACGTGATAAGCTGGCTGGAGGAACCCACCCCGGCCGGCGGCCACCCCTCCAATGGAGGGGATCAAAAGAGAGTATTTGACCAAGTGCCGCGGGTGATGAAGTGCTTTGATCCGCGCAAAGCAGTTGTCTTTTTCAATCCGAGCGACAATCCCTACGGCAATCCCAAAGAAGTAATCGCGGACTTACGCAAGAAATCGCGGGCGTATGTCCGGGAACGGTTTTATGGTATGGCGGAAAAGACGATCAGCGTGATGATTCCAAAATTCAGCCGGAAAATCCATGTCATACCGGCCAGCCGGATCCCGGCGGAAGGCACAAACTACTTTTTCTACGATCCGGCGAGCGAACGGAACAGTTTTATGAGTTGGTTCAGGCGGCACGGCAAAAATGCTTATCTCTACCGGGAATGGCCAGGAAAATATTACATCCCCGGCATAGGCATCCCTGGTCATTGGGCAAAACCCAGCGGCCGCAAGGACGGCTTGAATGACGGCGATCCGGACGAAGGCCAGCGGCCGGCATTCGGGTTTGGAAATTTGCGGTATAAATTTGAGATAGCCAGGTTAGAACGCTGGGTGGATTGGGCGAAGTGGTACATAGAGCAGAAAGATGGGACTAATTTTGCCAATGCGTATCCAAAGGATGACGAGCTGGCGGAATGGGATGAACGGAATGGCGCAGAGGAAATTATCACTTCACGATTCATTGACAGCCGGGCGGCCAGCTCCCCGCGGATTGAGAACGACCGACCCGTGACGTTGCAGACCTTGTTTGACGATATAAATGTTTTTTTCTATTTGACAGTCGGCGTGGAGATAACGGACGGAATAAGCAATATCAATTCCGCGCTGGATTATGAGTTGGGCGAATCCGACGAGGTATTTATCAACCCGTCGCATTTCTTCATATCCGAGGAATGCGAGAACTCAATCTATGCTTTTGAAAACTGGATGAACTCAACCGACGGCCAGAATGGGGCATGTAAGGACCCGGTTGACCTGGCCAGATATTTCTTTACGTCGGAATGCGAGGACGTGGGGCCGAACGATTACCAACCCCGCGGCGGAGTGTCATATGGCCGACATGCCGGCACCCGCGGAGAGAACCGGATTTATCGTGGAGCAAGGAAATTGCCGAGATAAGAGGAGGATAAGATGCACTATGTATTTGTCTGGACGTTTGAGGATGTCGTGACCCTGGTGACACTGACATTATTCGGCGCACTGGCGCTGTTCGTTAGAATTGCCAACAAGATTGAAAAGCGGCGCAAGAAGAAAGGAGGCGTTGATGGAAGCACCTGAGACAACATTTGTCCGGCGGAAAGAGATTTTCCAATGGCTGGGGATCAATTGGTCTGACTTGGATAAATGTGTGAAGGCAGGACTTATTCATCCGGTGATGTTACCGGGAGCAAAATATAAAAAGTATTTAACGAAGGAGATAAACAGAGTATTCACACCCGTCTTCGCTCAAGGAGCTACGCCGGGCAAGAAAGGAGTCAGTCATGAAACTATGGTCAGGACTAAGGTCAAAAATAGAAAGAAAAGGAAAAGTTGAAATCACAGTAGCGGAGGTCTTCCGGCGAACGCCGGAGATGCCAGCGGAAAAAATTCTGGAGTGTTTGGCGGTAGACCCGGGCACGCCCTTACTGGTGGCGATACTCCATGTGTTGAAAGGTATCGAGGAGATTGAAAACGAAAATGTCGCGGCGATCGGAATCTCGGATTCTGATCGGACGTTCTACGCCGGCGGGATCAATAAAATAGTGGAAGCACAGGGATTGATCATTGACCTTGTGAGAAAAGGGAATGATGCAAAACGCGGGATCAAATCCGCCGACAACCAAGCGGCAGCTCCTGGTCCGCGAAGTCGCTTTGTCAGGATAGGCGATAAATCGCAGAGTTAAGGAAATTAGAAAGTAAAATCGAAAGGGGGTGAGAAAAAATGGACACAAACGAATATCGAATCAAGATAGCTGAGATCGAAGTGCAGGAGGCTTCGTTCAACCAACAGGAAAAATCTATTGCATTGCAACGGTTGAACCTAGTCGCGAGACGGGAACTGCTGGACAAAGCGCGAAATGCACCGCAACCAACGTCACAGAAATCGGACTGATCCTCCGACGCCGAAACGGCTATGGAGAACAAGTCGGACGGATCGGACTGATCGAGAAAAGAGAGGGCGGGAAAGAAATTTCCCGCCCTTTTTGTGTTTTGAGGGACCCTTCGGCGCAAAAATCTTGCTCAGGACAGGCAAAATCGGGGTCTAACGATGCCGAAATTGTCAAAATCGTCAAAATTGGGGAACTGACTATTGCGAGTTCAGGATAGACATGCGATTTTTCTGTCAAAGGAAACAGATCCGCTTAAGGCGGAAAGATCACGAAAGGCGAATACTGCCGCGCCAAAAAAATGGCAGGGAACCTTAATGACGAGGAGAAACATCATGGCGAAAGCACAAGACACGATTACAGCAGGTGCGGCGGCGGCGACCCAAGAGGACACCACAGCCGGAAAAGCTGGGACAACGATCGAAGAACGGTTGAAGTTAAGAGGCGTACTGCCAATGGAAACCCCCGAAGGTGAGACCGAGACACCCGAAGGTGAGACGGAAACTCCCGAAGGTGAGACCGAGACCCCCGAAGATGAAACGGAAACGCCGGAAGGTGAAACCGAGACCCCCGAAGGTGAAACGGAAACGTCGGCAGACGAGGATGGAGAGATTAAAGATGGCGAAGTTGAAGGACTGAGCCCCCAAGCCCAGGCCAAGATCAACAAACGTATCCACAAGATCAACATCCGGCGGAAGAACGCAGAGGAAAAAGCCGAGCAGACGGAATCGCAACTCAAAGACCTGGGCAAGAAAATCCAGGACGAGAATATCCAAGCGGCGATGAAGCTGGGATTCGATCCAAACTACATTTCTGCTGAAGAAGCGAAGACGCTGAATCGGTTTCAGTATCTGCGTGCGTGGAAGAAGTTCTTGTCGACGCACCGCGAAGGTTATGAGGGAGACGGAAAAGAAATTCCTTCAAAGAATGCGGAACAAGTAGCGGCATGGGAAGCGGAGATTGATGATGAGTTATTGGACATTGGCGGATCGGCCCGCACGTTGGCGCTGGAGAGGATATCCTTGAAGGATGCTGATGCGGCAGTCGGGCGCAAGATTCGCCTGGCGGGCGCCAATAAATCCACCACAACCAAACCGCCGAAAAAGGTGAATCCCAAACCGCCAAAACTGCCCGAAAGCAACGGAGCCACGCGCCGACCGCCAATAAGCACCGCAACCAAGGGAAAACCGGTATTCGATAAAACTGAATTCGTAAAAGCCGGAGGCGACAAAGACGCCCTGGAGAAAGCGTACCAAAAAATATACTAAGTTGATTAGCGCGGAGCTGATCAGCTTTACAACATAGCCCGGCTTCGTCAAGGCGCTACGCCGTGGCGATTTTGCCGGGCAAAATCGGAGGAAAGTGTTATGGCAGGAATTTATGAAGCTGATCAAGTCCTTAAAGTGGCAGAAGTGGGGGACACGATCTTTATCGCGCAGAGCGATAAGGTCCCGTTCTCGCGTCTGCTGAAACGCGGGCCCAAACCGGACAATATGCTCAGTTCGTGGCCCGTGCAGATCTATCCGAACCGGAAGTTCAAGGGAACCCTGGACGGATCGGACATCGCGACGTTCAATCATACCAACCGGGAAATGATCGAAGCCTACGGCATGTGGATGCGGACCGAAGGCTGGATGGTTAGCCGCCTGGCGAACCTGACGAAGACCTGGGGTGTGAAAGGCAAGGAAGAAGCCAAACAGGCCATGGACGACGGCTTGATCCTGGCGCAAATGATTGAGAAGCAACTGCTCTCCAATGACGAAATGGCCGTGGAAGCCGGGGCAGTGCCTTATTGTTCACGCGGCGCCTACAAGTGGTTGAGTCCGACCGCACAGGCCGTCAACCCCGTGCCGGTGAATTACCGGCCGACAACGGCTTGTACTTATACAGGCACGTTGGCTTTGTTCACACCCGAAGCCATGGAAGCCATGGTGGAAGCGGCCGCAATCCAGAAGAAGGATGCGGTTGACTGGACGGGTTATTTGGGCATCAAGCTCAAATCACACATGAGCGGATGGGCGCAGCGCCACGTGGAAGACGTGAACACGGCGCAAGCGCTTACGCGCTATAACCTGGACGCCGAAGACAGGAAGTTACTCCGAGTGGTGGACTTCTTTGAATTCGACGGTGGAACCGTCAAGGTATTCCCGAGCTGGTACCTGCTCCACACCGCGACAACCGGTGAACCGACGGCCAATAGCGTTCTGAGCGGCCTGTTCCTTGACATGAGCATGTGGGAACTCTGCTTCCTGGATCCGCCGGCGAGCTGGAAAGAACCCGCGAAATCGGGCGGTCCCCGCGGATATCATGATGCAGTGTATCTCCTGAAAAACAAGAACCCAACCGGGCAGGGATACGCGAACATCGCGGCCTAAACCAAAGTAAGAAAGTAACGGAGTATGGGAGTATCGGCGTAACGGAGTAAGAACCGGGACGCCGATACAACCATGTAAAATAAATAAGAAGGAGATCGGAACGATGGACAAGAAATTGAACATGTGGATGGTGATGGTATTGATGATGGCGATTATGCTGGTGGCCAGACTGGCGCCGGCGTCATCGTTACATCCGTTGACGGAGCAAGAACGCGCGAACATTGGTGCGACGCATGTGGCGACAATTACCTATGCGGACTTTACCGAGACCGCGACGAACACGGCGCAGACGTTGACCAATGTCTTTACCGTGGCGGCCAAGGAAGGCGTGCAGCTGGTGGCGATGCAACTGCAAACTGCATTTGACACCGGGAACACGAATTACACCGGATCCGTATTGGTTGAAGTCGGGGACGGCACTGATGCCGACCTGTATTTAACTTCAACGGAATTGGCCAGCGACGGCACGGAAGTCTGGTTGAAACATGGCCGCAGCGTGCAGGCGGCAACGTCAGGAGTCGTAACGCAGGTAGTGGCGGGTGTGACGAATGCGATTACGGTTTTGACAGCACTGACTGATGATTCAACCGGACGGAAGGTCTATACGGCGGCGGACACGGTGGATTTTAAGTTCACGCCGAATTCGGACGAGGCATTGAGCTCAAACACGGTTGGGGAAGTGAGGTTTTACTTCAAGGTAATAGAGTAACCGGCAAACGAACTGAAAAAAGCAATGGGGGTAACCCGGTAGAGATGCCGGGTTATCCTTGTTGAACCGAGAGGACGCAATGCCGGAAGAAAATAAACCTATTGACGAGGTTGAAGGGGATGGCGGGATTTCACTGGTAACAGAACCGACCCTTGCCGAGTTAAAAGCCGAAGTTGACCAGATTGTGACCGAGTCAAAGGACACGATCTGGCCGTTGCGGGTGGATATGGAGTCCACCCGTTTTTGCCGTTGGGAACATCAATCGCCGGACGGTCTCAAACACAAAGAAGTGTATGAGAACCAGGAGGTGCCGGAGCCTTTCGATTGTGCTTCCGACATGCGCGTCAGAACCGCGGACATGCTGATAAACGAGGAGGTGATGCTCCTGGTCTTATCGGCCATGCGCGCACAAGTCAATTTCAAAGGCACCGAAAGCACAGACACCAAACGCGCCGGCAACATGACGATCGTCATGCGCTGGGTGATCCGGAATTGGGGAGTCAAGTGGATCAAGGAACTCCTTAAACTTGCCAATTACTTCACTGCCGACAGTCCCGCCGTAGCATTGCTGGGAATCTGCTGGCGCCGCGAGACGGCGTTAAAGATGCAGACCTTGACGGTGGACGAGTTGATGGAGTTGTATCTCAAGCAGGTGGTTGAGATTTTGGGAGAGAATCAGCAGTCAGAAGTCAGTAGTCAGGAGTCAGGAGTTGGAGGAGAACCCACCCCGGCCGAGACGGCCACCCCTCCAATGGAGGGGATCCAAGAACCGGGTGCTGGAACAGACATCCAAGCGCAGGCGGACCAAGCGGCGGAGGATTTTAAGATTGCGCTGGGGTCCGAGGAATTTGGCGAAGATATTTTGGCGGCCAAACTGGCCGAATACTTCCCGGGCATCCGGACGGCGCGGGCAAAGAAAGTGATCCGCGGGTTGCGCGAGAAAGGCCGGGCGGAGTTTCCTGTTCCCTATATCAAACAGGACGGTCCGGATCTCCAGGCAAAACGGCTAAACGAGGATTGGTTCATTCCGCTTAACACGACTGAATTTCAGAAAGCACGTATATATTTTGAGGCTGAATGGTTGACCAAGACGCAGATCATTGAACGCAAAATCAGCCAGGGCTGGAGCGACGCCTTTATTGAAAAAGTAATTGGGGAACTGCAGAAGGATGGAACGCGCCAGGGCGGCCATGAGGGCGAGGCGGCCTTCCCGGATTACGTACGCGACGAGAACAATCAAATCGTAGCCCGTTCGTCAATTTTTTACAAAGGTCTCTATCAGATCCTCACCGCTTATTACCAGGCAACCAACGAGGACGGCGTACCGGGTAAATACTTTGTCGTATTCCACTACCAAGTGGACAAGGCGGCAATGAAACGCCAACTGATTGACTACGCGCATGGCGGTTATCCGGGCCACATCTTCCAACGCGAGGTATTGACCAGCCGTTTATGCGATTCACGCGGTTTAGCGGAACTGGCAGGGACTTACCAGGGATTGATGAAAGTCTATTGCGACAGTTTTGGGGACCATGCCCAAATTGCCGGAGTACCCCCGATAATTACCCGCAATCGGCAGAGGATGGGAGCTCTCCATATCAGGCCACTACTCGAACTCCAAGCGAAACGGGACGGTGATTTTGCCTTTATGAAACCGCCGGAGTATCCACGGACTGTTGTGGACATGGTAAAGGAACTCCGCCGGCAGACCGACGAATACTTCGGGAGGACGAACCCGGAAGTGGCCCCGGACCTGGTGCAGTTGCAAAAAGAATTCAAGGTTTTCTGGTGGCTGATGAATTTGCGTCAAGCACTGGTCCAGGTGTTTCAACTTTGCCAGCAATATATGCCCGATGAAATGATCCAGCGGATCACGAACAAGAAGGGCGAAAAGTTGTTCAAAAGCCGGGAGGACATCCAAGGACAGTTTGACCTTGACCTGCAATTTGACCCCCGCGACCTGGACCCTGAATATCTTAAGAATCTCTTTGAAATCATCACGAACATCCTGGCAATAGACCATGACAAGACCATGCGGACCGCGCCGCTTGTGGCGTCAGTGTTATGGCGCTTGTCTCCCGATCTGGCCGACGCGGCCCTAGTGGACCTGGACCAGGCGAACGCGGAGGAGACGGCGGACGAGATCAAGGCATATCAGCAGATCCGGGCGGGCATAGAACCCGACCTGCCGGACGATGGAAGCATCAATTACGAGCTGAGACTCCAACTTTATCAAAACATGGAAGGGATGAATCCGGATATTTACCGGTCCATGCCACCGGATCAACTCAAGATTTTCCAGAGCCGGCTGCAACGTATGCAAGTGCTGGCGCAACAGTTTGGGGAAAACGTGCAGATAGGCCGCGAAGGTGGCGCCCGCGCTCTGCCGGCGACGGGAAAAATTTGAAATTTCATATTTAAGATTTGAGAGGAGGAAAAGATATGAACGGATATACGAGAGAGGCGTTGGACCTGGCGGTGAACATGAATCAGGTACAGGAACGGCAGAGACTCCGTCTGGCGACGGCCGAAGTGTTTGACCGGAAACTGGCCCGATCCCGCGGAGAATTAAAACGATTTGGGAAAAGCGGTCGTTTGAACCGGCAAATCTCCGTTGTGGCGGTAATGAACGCGGTAAATACCGAAGGCCGGGAAGTTCTCACCCCCGCGGCGGAAGGGTACTGGAAGGACCAGGACCGAAGATATTTTGGAATCACGGAAGGATCGGCGAGTGTAACGGCAATGCGGAACAGGCTGGGGCGCGTAACCTACCGGAAGGTGTATGGGAGTAACGGGGTAACGGAGTATGGGAGTTCAAGAAAGCAAGCGTCCGGAGTAGAAAACAAAAACATTGCCATCATGATGATATGAAAACCTGCACAACCAAAAGCGTATATGAAGCGACAGTGCGGAAGCGGGGCTTAAATCCCGCTACGGCTAATTTAAGCGTAACGGACAGGGCGCTTATTGCAGACTATATGAACGGACGGATGCAACGTGGCTGGACACGCGCATACTGGCCGGAAATCATGCTGGCGGAACAACGCCAGTACCGGGACACCTGGGATATTTTGGAAAACTACGTTACCGGGGATGAAGTCTATCATGTGGCGGTGGATTTGACCGAGCATTATTATATCAGTCTTCAAGACGTAAATGTGGGATATAACCCGGACACACAACCGCTCTGGTGGGCGGAAGTTTCTTCCTCGTTCTTACGGACAATCAGTTTTCAACAGGACGGCGAGACGGAAATCGGGGACGTGGACTTAGGGGAGTGCGTGTTTGACAAGGACCCGCGCATATGCCGGTTCGCCGGGTTAATCTCCGACGTGATTTATTATGAGGACGGAATTTTAATCAACTCCGACGAAGCACCAACTCGACCCTGGCTTTGGTTCAGACCGCCAGTGCCGGAGTTTTCACTTACGGATTGGGATCCGGTTATCGCTTATGCGATCGGGGACCTGTGTTATTACGCGACCAGCGGGGAAACCTACAAGGCCCTGCAAGTTTCGACGAACAAAAACCCTTATCAGCAGACGACCTTCTGGAAGCCGGTGGAATTTCCGGCGTTCTTGAAGGATTATATCGCATGGGGGGCGCA